AGCTCGACGTCATGCGCGAGCTTGATTTGCCGCAGGTCGTACCGCCCGCCGCGCGCAGCGCGGAGCCGGCTGAGACGAGCGCGGAAGAGACTGAGGTGCGCGGCGCTGACGTCCTTGCAAAGCTCCTGCGCGGCCGTGCGATCACGGAGGAGGAAAGCAAGCTGATCCCCTCCGTGCGTGCGTCGGCAGGGCTCAACGAGACGACGGGAGCCGAGGGCGGATACATCGTGCCGGTCGATGTGCAGACGCGCATCAACGAGCTCAAGCGCACGTTGAACCCGCTTGACGCGCTCGTGCGTATTGAACCCGTCGTCACGATGTCCGGCTCGCGCGTCATCGAGAAGTCGTCTGTGATGACCGCGTTCGCAGATGTCGCCGAGTTCGCGAAGCTGTCTGACACCGACAAGCCTGAGTTCGTCCGGATCGAATACGCGATCAAAAAGTACGGCGGCATCCTGCCGATGTCTAAGGAGCTCCTTGCGGACACCGATCAGAACTTGATCGACTACGTGACGCGATGGCTTGCCAAAAAGGACGTTGTCACGCGCAACGCGAAGATCGTTGCCCTCCTCAAGACGCTGACGGCGAAGCCGCTTGCGGACGTCGACAGTATCAAGGGTGTGCTCAACGTTGACCTCGATCCAGAGATCGCGCTGGCCTCTGTGGTCGTCACGAATCAGGACGGGTTCAACTATCTCGATACGCTCAAGGATCTGCAGGGGCGCTATCTCCTGCAGCCGAATCCGCTCGAGCCGACGCAGAAGATGCTGTTCAGCCATCCTGTGCACGTCGTCTCGAATCGGACGCTGCCGACCGAAACGAAGAAGGTTCCGGTCTTTATCGGCTCGCTTGAGGGTGCGATCACGCTCTTTGACCGTCAGGCGCTTAGCCTCGAGGGGACGACGGTTGGCGGGCAGTCATTCGAGCGCGACAGCTTCGACATCAAGGGTATCACGCGTTTCGACGTGCGCAAGGTTGATGCCGAAGCGGTTGTCTACGGACAGATTACGCTCGCGTAAGAGAGGAGGCAGGCGGCATGCTGGAGGCCGTAAAGCTGTATTTGCGGATCGACCACGATCATGAAGACGAGCTGCTGCGCGGGCTGATAGCCGCCGCCGTCAGCTTTATCAAAAGCGGCACGGGCGTTGAAGTGCGGGAGGACAACGAGAAGGGAATGCTGATCGTTAAGTTCCTTGTCGCGCATTGGTACGAAAATCGGCAGCTGGCGGGGCAGGGCTCCGAGCTGCCGTTTTCCGTTACCGCGCTCATGCTGCAGCTTGAAACGGAGAAAGGAGAATAGTATGAAAGTACGCGTGTTGATTAAAACCGTCATCAGCGGTCATTGGCTGAGCGTCGGCGATGTGTACGAAGGCACGGAAGAAGAGTTGCGTCTTTACCTTGACAGCGACTTCGTCGAGCCGATCGAAGATCCGAAAGCTCCTGAAGAGGATGCGTCTTCGGCAGAGCCGGAGCAGTCGGAAGAACCCCCTAAGCCCGAAAAGGCGAAAGGCAAGGGAAAGAAATGAATCCCGGCCGTATGCGTTACCGCGTAACCGTACGGAGGCGCATGCAAAAGCCTGACGGCATGGGCGGATATTCGTCAAAGTGGGAGGACGCCGGCCAGTTATGGGCGGATGTGCGGAGCCCGCGCATCCGTGAACAGCTTGCAGCGGGAACTCCCGCGACGGAGCTCACGGGCGAGATTGTAACGCGCCGCGGCGGGGTCGAGATTCGGCGCGGCGATCAAGTCGTCGAGGGACGGCATCGCTATGAGGTGATTGACATCAAGCCATATGACCTTGAGACGCAGTGCGCATTGGTACGGGAGGTGGAGAGCTGATGCTGATTCGAGTTAAAACCGAGAGCATTCGCGAGGTGTTTCTCGCGATCGATAACTACGAAGCGGAGACGAAAGACCGGCTCGTCCGAGCTGTCAATCGCAGTCTCAATGCGATACGCCGCGGTGCGAAAGCTCGTATACATTCGCGCTCCGGTTATCTCGCGAAGCGCATTCGAAAGACCTTCGATGCGCGCGTCATCTCGGGGACCGTGCGGAGCACCGCCCCGCATGCGCATCTCGTCGAGTTTGGAACGCACGGCGTTCGGATGGCGGGGAGCAAGGCAAAGCTGCGCTCAACGAATCCCGTCCGCGCAAAACCGAAGGTCGGGCTCTTTGGGCGCCGCGTGCCGAAAGCGATGAAGATCCCCGGCATCGGTTACCGCATGTCGTATAAGCATCACGGCTCGAAGGCGCATCCGTACATGAGCCCCGCGTTTTCGAGCGAGCGGTCGCGGTATATTCAGAACCTGCAAAAGGCCTTGCAGCCGAAGAAGAGGTGATCGAATGGCACGACGGATTCCGCTCATCGCCCTCCAGCGGGCGATCTACAAACGGCTGACGGAGTGTCAGGACGTCCCTGTTTACGACGCCGTACCGGACGACGTTAACGCGCGGTATGATTTGCCGTGCATCACGTTCGGCGCATTTACCTATAAGCCCGATGGAACGAAGCAGGATGACGTCGCGCACGTGACGCTGCAGCTCGACGTGTGGTCGGCGGAGTCCGGTCGCGCGGAAGTGCAGCAGATCACGAACGACATTGCACTGCTCATCGAGCACAGCCGATTAACGCTTGACGACGAGTTTGAAGTCGTCCGGCAGGAGATAGATTTTTTCGAGGCATTCGCCGAGGATCCTTCGGGGTATCACGGTGTGATAACGCTTGCGGCGGATGTGCTCAATACCAAGAAGGAGGAATAGCATATGCCGATTACAAAACTGCCGACGCCGAAAGACGCGGCTCTGCATCTTGCCCTCGGCAAGGATTTTATCCTCGACGTCAACACGGGCGCCGACGAAGATACGCCGACGTGGACGGCGGTCGGCGGCCAGCGTACGACGAAGTTGTCCCGTCAGGCGGACGAGATCGACGCAAGTCATAAGACGTCGGGGAGCTGGAAGGATTCTGCGGCAGGTCTGCGCAGTTGGTCGATGGAAGCGGATGCCGTTGTCATCATCGACGACAAGGGCGCCGAGGCCGTTGACTTCGCATTCACGAATGGTCAGCCGGTGCACTGCCGGTTCCGTTATCCCGACGGGACAAATTACATCGGATGGGCGGCCGTGACGGAGTTCAGCATTGACACGTCGCACACAGACGTTGCAACGCTGTCGATCAAGCTCAGCGGCAAGGGCCCGCTCAAGCAGGGCACGAAGATCACGGCCGGCGGCTAAACAGTTGGGCGGGGGCGGGAGCCCCCGTTTTTGCTATAAGGAGACAGGTCAATGAAAGTTAAATTCCCATACTTCGGAGACGATACGGATTATTTGAAATTCACGATTGCCGACATTGAGACGCTCGAGATGGCGACGGGCAAAAGCGTATTCAAGCTGATGGGCGACGACGACTTCGGCGCGATGTTTGTGTTCAAGGCACTGCCGATTGCGTATAACCACTGCCATCCGGAACTCGACGACAAGACGATCCGCGATAAGGTACAGGAGTGCATCGATGAGGGCGGAAGTCTGATCGCGATCATCGGCGCTATCGTCATGGCGCTCTACAAGTCCGGCATCTACGGCAAGCAGGAGAAGCCCGTCACGAGTGAGGACGGCGGAAAAAAATAACGTCCTTTGCCGGTTGGATTGAGGCGGCAAAGCCGATCGCATACGGACCGCTCGCGCTGATGCCGGATGCGTTCTACGCGCTCACGCCGGGTGAGTTCTACGATCTCATCGAGGGGTACCGACTGCGGCGCCAAATCGAGCAGCAGGAAAGATCGTATTTCGTGAGCTGGATCATCGCGCCGCACGTCAAAAAGGCGATCCCGCCCGATGTTATCTATAAGCCGCTTGCGCCGCGGCGGGAGATCTCGGAGGCGGAGCTGGCAAAGGACAGAGCGTATTTTATGGCAATGGACAGAAGGCAGAGAGGAGGAGAAACGGATTGAAGATTGCAGAGCTCATCGTACAGCTTGGTGCGGACAGCTCCGACATGGTCAAAGGGCTCAAGAAAGCGAAGACGGAAGTTGAGGTCTTTCAGGAATCCTTGAAGGGCATCAGCAACATGATGGTCGGCATCGGCGGCATGTCGGTAGCCGCGGTTGGCGGCGCGATCGCGGCGACCAAGTCTTGGGCGGAGGCGGTCAACGATCTCGAGGATAAGACGAACATGTCTGCCGAAAGCTGTTCCGAACTGCTCTATGTTACACAGGCGGTTGGGCTCAGCATGTCTGACGCAGGGGACAGCCTGTCCAAGATGTCGAAGAACTCGGTCAAAGCTTATATGTCGATTGTGGCCGCGAACGAAGCGGGGACACAGTCGACAGACATATTCACGAAGTACGGCATCACGATTACCGACGTAAACGGCAAGCTGCTCTCGGCGCAAGACATATTGGCCAACGTCGCGAAGCGTCATCGCGAGATGGCGAACGGCGTCGCAAAGACGTCAATGGAGATGGAGATCTTCGGCCGCTCGGGCGCGAAGCTGAACGACCTGCTGAACCTCACGGAGGAACAATTAAACGGCATGACGAAGCGCGCGCGTGCCGCAGGGCTCGTACTCGACCACGAGACGACACAGGCATGGGAGGACATGACCTTTCAGATCAACGAGGCGAAAGCCGCGATGATCGGTGTCGGGGTACAGGTCGGCAAGCTGCTGTTGCCGGAGCTGCAGAAACTCGCGAACTATGCGCAGGAGGCCGCGGGGAAAGTCAGCGATATGACCGACGAAGAAAAACAAACGATGCTTACGGCGATAGAGACAGCCGCTGCTATAGGTGGGCTGGGGCTCGGGATTCGCGCGTTGATATTTACCTTTGGGCCGCTGATCGCTGGCATAGGAGACGTTATTGCGGCACTCGTCGCGATGCGCAATGCTGCGATTGCGGCAAAAGTGGCCGCGGCTGGGGCTATCGCACTTGGGGGGGCGGGCGGTGGTGGTGGTGTTTGCCCTTCTTG